AGCACCAGCGTCGGCCGCACCTTCCGGCCGTCGCTGGCCCGCTTGGCCGTCATGCCGCGAATCCGGCCGGTGATGCCAGCGACCCGGATGATCCCGCTCGAGGCAGGAGAGCCCGGGATCGTGGGGAACTGCACTTCGTTGGCCGTCCACTGGATATGCGTGGGCTTGCCCTGGAACAGCTGCCCCTTGGCCCGCTGGTGGATCCGCTCAAGCGCCATGATCGGGAAAATGGCTTCGGGGAAGTCCTCAAGGAGTATTTCGTTGGTCTCGCACTCCACCTTGATCGACTCCAGCATCGTGCTGGCGTGCCCCTCGTCCGATCCGATGATCGTCACGAACTCCCGGTGGCCGTAGAGCAGCGACCAGAGGGCCGCAGCCTCCACGAGCGACGTTTTGCCGGAGCCGCGAGGCATGGCGAACGCGAGCAGCTCGCCGCGGAGCACCGCCGCCTCGACGGCCGCGATGGTCTCCAGATGATCGTCCGACCACTCAAGGCAGAACGTGGCCGGAAGGTACGACTCGCAGAAGGAGCGGAACGACTCGCGGGCCGCCGCCTTGCGGGCCGCGTCCTTGACGGGCGGCAGCGGCCCGATGTCGCGGCCAGACTCGGACAGTTCCGCCTGGCGGCGTGCGGCCCGATCCTTGTGGGCCTCATATGCCTTGGGATTCCGTTCCGCTTTCGCCATACGGGCGATTCTGCCGCGGTGCGTTGTGGGGTCAACGCCAATCGGGGGCCGGTCGAATCGTCAATTACGGTTGTGCGTCGCCGGATTCGCACTTTGTTCGCATCGGGGGGCACTACGCGGAAACCGATACGGCTATGCCGATTGCGCCGGCGGTTCCGGCTCAGGCTTGAAGATCCGGGGCATGGATTGCCAAGCCTTCGGCCGTGACGCATCGACCACCCGTGGGTCGAGGTACGACCGCCTCGTGATCCTGTCGGACGAGTGCCCGAGGAACGCCGTCGCGTCCATGCCAGCAGCCGCCAGGTGCGACGCCGTGGAGCGCCGCAGGGCATGGAATTGCACGTCCCGCTTGTCGCCAAGCCCGGCCCGCCTCGTTATCACCTTCCACCTTTTCCGCAGCGCCGTGCCGCTGGCGATCCACCAGAACACGGTCGGCCCGGTGTGCATGACGACGTGGTCCACCAAATCGCAGGCCTCCGGCGACAACTCGTAGACACGTTCCTGTGACCGGCCCTTGCGAACGCTGGCCGGCACCGTGAGGCATGGCCTGTTCCAGCAGTACCGCGGTGTTGAGAGCAGAGCGTTGATCCGTTCGCCCGTCTCGAGGCCGACCGCGATCAACGCGGGAAAAAAGACACTTGCCGGCACCGGCCCCACCCACCCGGCCGCGTGACGGGCCGACTCCGCGAGCCTTGCCAGTTCGTCCGACGTGAAGGCCCGCGGGACGTTGTGCGGCACCAGCTCCGGCGCCACCGTGGGGCGCAACTTCACGAGGCCGCGGCCTTGGGCTAGGTTCCAGAGCGCCAAAATGCCCGAGCGTTCGCGGGCAACGCTGTTTGGCGACTTCTTTTCCGCCATCGCCGTAAGCCAGCGGCTCACGACGAGATCATCCAAATCTTCCAGCACGGCCGGCCTGCCCAGCCACTTGCTGAATTGCGTGATGGCGTGTCGCAGCAGCCGGACACTTTCCGGCGAGCGGCCGCGAAGCCTGAGCGGGACATAAACCGTGTCGAGAAAAGTTTCCAGGGTCATCGCGTGATCCTCCGCACGAGTGATAGGTCACGCTTCCGTGCTGCGTAATCCCTTCCTTGGTGGAGTTCCGGTTGTGCCGGTGGCTCCGGTTGGCCGCCGCACCGTTGGTCAGAGTCAGGTTCGCTCCTGCCCCCGCCACTAGCAAAGGTTTCAATCCTGTCGAGGATGAAACCCGACGGCCAATGAACGCTACGCCCCGGCCCGTGCCGGGGCAAACGATGGGAAAGGAGGCCCATATGGCGACGGTTGGCGGCGAGCGACACGCTGGCGGGAGACCGCGGACCCGAGAACCGTCCGAGCTGTTCCTCAAGGTGGAGCGGCTGGCCCGCCAGCGCGGGATGCACCTAGACGAACTGGCAAGCAAGGCTGGCGTCTCAACGCCGACGCTCTACCAGCTCCGCGACCCTCGAGTGTCCACCGCCAAGGCCATCGCAGAGGCGCTTGGCATCACGCTCGACCGGCTGATTTCTCCACCGCGTCGATCCTCGCGCCGATCCAGCGCATGACCGGCACGGCCATGCTGTTGCCGATGGCCTTGTAGCGTTTGCTGTCGCTCGCGCTGTCTATCAGCGTGTATTCGTCCGGCAGTCCCATCAGTCGCTCGCACTCAAGCGGCGTGACGTAGCGGAGCAGACACGGCTCATACGGGCTTGCGTCCGCATCAGCCCAGTGCTCAATGCTTTTGCACCGGCACTCGTAAGCGTGGCACCCGTGAGCCTGGCAAATGAAATCCTCGCAGCAGCCGCACCGAACCCATGCCGGGACAAGAACGGCCGGGAATCTGTTTTTCTCCGGCAGGCATTGTTTTTTGTAGAGCACGGCGTCGAGCGTTTGGCTTACTCGTTTTCCGTTCCACCACCCTCCAGCATCGCCATGTTGGAAATCGCTTTTTCCACGGCCGGGATCGTGAGCGACTTGCGTCGCAGCCTCCTCGCAATCCCCCCCCCCGCCCTCGCCGTCAAAAAGTACGTCGATAGGTGCGGCCCACTCTCCAACACAAGCGACAACGTAGACGCGACGGCGTCGCTGCGGGATTCCGAAGTGCTCTGCGTCCAAAATTCTGTAGGCGAACCCATACCCGAGTTCAACCAGCGCCCCGAGGATGGCACCAAAATCCCTTCCTCCGTTTGATGACAACGCACCCGGCACGTTTTCCCACACGACCCACCGCGGCCTGTACCGCCTGGCGATTTCAAGGAACGTGAGCGCGAGCCCTCCCCGTGGATCGTGCAGCCCTTTTCGGAATGAGGCGACCGAGAAGCTCTGGCACGGCGATCCTCCGACCAGAAGCTCGATTGCTGGTTCATCGCTCCACTCCTTGAAACGAGTCATGTCGCCGCGGTTGACAAAGCCCCACCGCTGCTCAACTACGGCCGATGGAAAAGCGTCAATCTCGCTCGTCCACTGGCACTCCCACCCCAGCGGTTGCCATGCGACATGCACGGCACCAATCCCGTCGCAAACGCTGGCATATCGCATCGCCGGCCCTCCGTGGCTGGCCGCAGACTAGCTGGTTTTTGGTGTTCTGAAAACTCCTATTGACGCAGTTTTCGGCTTGCTTTACAACCTCGCCCCAACGTCACCCATCCCGGGTGACGCATGGAAGCAACAGGCGAGGGACCGCCAGTGGCAGCGCGAGCACGGAAGCCGGCGGCACCCTCCAAATCTCACGGAGGATGTCATGGACAAGCGAAATGTCTGGTCGCTGCGGAAGCACGGAAACAACCTGCAGCAGATCGCACGGATCATGGGCCTCACCGAGGACGAGGTGAGAAGCAAGATGCGGGTGCGGCGGCCGGGCAAGGGCCAGCCGGGAAACGCGGACCCAAACGAGCTTCTGATCCAGTTGGAGGCGTCAGCCATCCGGCTCAAGTGGTCGCCGCTCGAGCGGGCCAACAGGTCTGCGATGGGGCGCTACCGGGTGGAGTATTCCGACCCGGTGTCGGTGACGCCGCCTCGCCACTCTCCGAACTGATCCAAGGCGTCCACCGCGTCGCGGTCGGCCTGGCCTACGTCTCCGAGCTGGCCCACTCCTGCGACGTTCGCATGTCGCTCGAGGAGTCCATCGGGCTCACCGTCCAGCAGCGGATGGCCAAAGGCGACCGGGAGGCCATTTACGACGCGATCGTGGAGGCGTCCACCGAACTGGACGGCCTCCGCGAGCGGATCGGGAAGCACCTGTCCGGTTCTGACACCGATGCACTTGGCCGCCTGTCGGAACTGCGGGCCGCGAAGGCGTGCGGAGCCTGCACGGCGACCATTTGCTCGAGTCGGTGGGGACACAAGGAGACCGCGGCGACGGATCGCTGCGGGAAGGAGCGGCGGAGGATCGCCGCATCGAAAGGACGAAGCCCCGCGAGTCAGGGCTGACGAGCGGGCTTTTTACGAGGCGAACGTGCTTGTTTTGTCGCGGAAGCGTGGCGAGGCCATCCAGATCCACCTGCCGGACGGGAGGGTCGTGGACGTGACCGTGACCGACGTGGTGTTCAGGCACGGGCAACCGTGCAAGGTGAAGCTCGGCATCACGGCGCCGGACGACGTGCTGATCCTCCGCGAGGAGGTGCCGATTGGCGACGCGGTGCGCGTGTTTACGGGTAGCAAGAAATGACCAGCGCGAGGGTCAACGCGATCACGCAGCGCCGCAAGAACGGCGACGAGTCTACGCGAGCGCAGCGGCATGCCCGCGACCGCGTGTACCACCAGCGGCTCTTGAAGGCGGCCCGGGCGCTTGTCGTCCAGTGGCGCCGCGGAGTCGGCGGTTCCTACCAGATCCCGGCCGGTGCGGCACTGGCGTTGTGCGAGGCCGTCGATGATTCGTGGGATTACCTGAAAGGAGTTGACGAATGACGCTCAAGGTTGTGCGTGGCGTGCAGCGTTCGCCCATCAAGCTGGTTGAGTACGGCGTGGAGGGGATCGGCAAGTCCACACTGGCCAGCCAGTTCCCCAATGCCTTGATCCTCGACACGGAGGAAGGCAGCGGCCAGCTCGACTGTGCTCGCGTGTCGTGCCCGGATTGGAAGACGCTCGAGGGTGCCATGCTTTCGCTTGGCACCGACGCGCAGGGCTTCCAGACCATCGTTATCGACTCCGCAGATTGGGCCGAGCGGCACGCTGCGGAAGTCATCAAGAAGAAGCACAACAAGGCGAGCATCGAGGACATCCCCTACGGCAAGGGGCACGTTCAGGTCGCGGAGCAGTTTTCCAAGCTCCTCACGGCGGCCGACTACCTCGTGAGCCGCGGCCTGCATGTCGTGTTCGTGGCCCACGCCAAGGTGGTGCGGGTGAGCCCGCCGGAAATGACGGACGGCTACGACCGCTGGGAGATGAAGCTGGGGAAGCACACGGCCCCGCTGCTCCGTGAGTGGTGCGACTGCCTGCTGTTCGCCAACTACAAGCAGACCGTGGTCGAGGGGTCGGACGGCCGGATGAAGGCCCGCGGCGGCAAGGAGCGGGTGCTCTACACCGAGCGGACTGCGGCGTTCGACGCGAAGAACCGCTACGGGCTCTCGCCGGAGACCCCCATGTCCATCGACGCACTGTCCCACTTGTGGGCCGGTGCGGCGGCGCCCATCAGCCAGCCGTCGCGCTCGCGGTGGATGGATCGCGTCAAGGCCGCCACGACCGTCGAGGCTCTTGGGGCCATTGGCGACGAGGCGGACGAGGCGCTTTCGTCCGGCGACTTGACCGACTCGCAGCACGAGCAGCTCCGTGGGCTGATCGAGGCCCGCCACAACGAGCTGGAGCCGCAGGAGGCGACCGCATGACGCACAGCGCCGAAAAGCAGCGGATCGCTTTGCTCGAGAGGCGCCGCAGCCAGATCACCCGCATCCGCGAAGCCATCCGGGTCTACGACCAGGGCGGCATGAGCGAGGGACGCACGTTGTCGTTGATTGAGGAAATCGCTGCCGGTGAGCACGAGCGTGTCGTGCACGTTGGCAACGCACACAGGCCGGAGATTGAGACATGAGGTTCGATGATTATTGGAGCGAAGACGACGGCGTTGGTGCCGCCGAGAAGCAACTGGCGGCCGACGGCCGGCATACCGGCGAGATCGTGGACGCCAAGGCCAAGAGGCTCAAGTTCATGGAGTCGGACGCCAACCCCGACGGTGCCAGCATCGTCGTGACGCTGGCCCTGCCGCACTCGCAGCCCGTCGAGGCGATCATCCCGGCCAACTACCGGGGCCGCATCGAGGCCGTCGCGCGGGCGGCCGGCGTGCCGCTCCCGGCACGGGGCCAGGATTGGGACGAGTCGCAGCTGATCGGCCGGACGGTGACGGTCGAGACGCTGCAGGCAGTTTCCAAGGGCGGAAAGCAGTACGTCCGCGTCGAGAAGTGGTTTCCGAGCCCATCGCAACCGCTTCCGGCGGAACGGAAGCCTCCAGCCCGCTCGCAGGCCGCCAAGGCCCACCAAGCGTTCACGGCGAACGCTTCGGCCGCTGACGACATCCCATTCTGAGGTGACATATGAGCACGGTTTACAGGGTCGAGACGGGACAGGCGCTCTACGACGACGGCGTCTCGACGTGGGTCTCCGAGGGGACGATGGCGATGGTCGAAGGCGTGCCGATGGTGCGGATGGCACACGGAACCATCGTGCCGGCCGATGGGTGGTCAGCCACCAAGGAGGAGGCCCGCATGGTCGCGTCGCTCCACGTCGAGAGCATCGGACGCAAGCTGCTCGAGCAGGCCAAGCGGATGCGTGCAGAGGCCGTGAAGGAGTTTGCCCCGTGATGACGCAGACCGTGAAGTATCGGGCCGAGATCACGGTGAACGATTTGGTCGTTCGCGTCGAGGTCGGGCAGCGCATGGTGGATGACGGAGAGCCGGGGTATTTCGATAGCGCACGGCAGGCTTGGGAAAACGCGGTGGTTCGCCTTGAGAGGCTGTCGGTCGAAACCGGCGTCCGCGCTCAAAGCATCAAACGCATGTTGAGGAAATAGGCCGCTCCCGGCCGTAGCGGATTGAACAGGGCATCCGCAGGGAGGACGCAGCCGACGGTCGTCACAACTTCGGCAGCACGCGACGGGGTCTGTGGTTTCCCCCGGGCGCTTGCCGGCCGCCCGCACGAGACGCGGGCCAAGACACGGAGGCGGATGGTGATAGCGGCCATGCAGCACAACGATTGGGAGGAGCGGTTTTGGGCGCTGACGCACGACCTTGTCGTGCAGATGGCCCCGCTCGAGCCACCGATCACGGACCAAGAGATCACGAACGCTCGCGAAGCGATAGCGCACTGCATCGTCCTCGCCAGCGTTGCCGTTGACGCATACAAGGCCGTTCTGCAGCGACACCCGGATCGGGCCATATGAGCACCTTCATCGAGCACAACGCCGACTTGCCGCTGATGCGACTGTGCCGGGCGGCGCCTGCCGTGCCGGCCAGCCCAACGTCGCTGGCGGCGGCCGCGTCGCTCGGGCCGGAAACGCTCAACGCGATGCAGCGGCGGGTCTACCAGTTCATCTGCGACCAGGGCGACCGCGGGGCCACCGACGAGGAGTGCCAGCGCGGGCTGGGGATGAATCCGTCGTCGCAGCGGCCGAGGCGCGTGGAGCTGGCGGACGCCGGGCTGATCGTGAAGGCCGGGGTGCGGAAGACAAGCAGCGGGCGGAACGCGGATGTTTGGAGGGTGGCGATTCCAGCATGGACGGCGCCGCTTTGACGCTGGCGATCAAAACAGAACAAACGCTGACGATGAACAACCTTGAAGAAATATGCCGGAAGCTGATCGCTGAGGCCAAACAAGACCCAGCGTACATCGCTCGCGCAGCGTCTTTGCGACAAAAAGAACTCAATCAATCGCCCTCATGGGTGCGTCGATGCGTTGACTACTGGAGCGAACTGATTTGCGAAAGCGACATAGGCGTGGATTGGTGCGACGCGCACGAAAGATGCTGGCGGTGCGGCGCAAAGAGATCGCTTCAGAAGTGCCATATTGTCGCTAGGCAGTTCGGTGGGGGCGACGCCGAATCAAACATTATTCCGCTCTGCCCTGAGTGTCACGACGAGGCGCCTGACGTAACTGACACAAATGAAATGTGGCGATGGATTCAAGAAACAAAACCGATGTGCTACGGCACACTAAAGCTAGAGCGTGCTTTAGGTGTTTGCAGGCAACGAGGCGTCGATTTGGGCAACTTTTGTAAGGTGCGATTTGATGCCGCCATGGAAAAGGTTGGGCTGCATTTGATGCAAAACGGAACTGGATGCAGGATAAAAGCATCTAGCTACGCTTGGGCTATAGAGCAGGCGTGCGTCAGGGAGGAAACAAATGGCAGGTGAGTGGATAGCCGTCGATATAAACCTCCCCGATAAGCCGGAGGTCCAAGAACTTATCGACCTTACAAACTGCCCGGTTGAGGCCGTTGTCTACAGGCTTTACCGCCTGTGGTCGTGGGCCTCGATGAACTGTGCCGACGGCACGGCCCGCATGACGTTGCCGCGGTTGGTCAGGACGTGCGGAGGTGACGAATCCTTCTGGCGGGCCGTCGTGTCCGTTGGTTGGCTGGAGCTTGACGAGACGGCCGCTACCGTTGCTGTCCCAGGATGGGATCGCCGGTTCAGCCAGGCGGCCAAGGCAAGGCTCCAGCAGGCCGGCCGGGCACGCTCCTACGAGGAGCGGAACCCGGGCCGGAAGGCGGGCGCCGGGCCTCCCGGCGCGGCACCATCGGACGATCCGATGCCCGCGCATCGCAGAGGAGATAAGAGGAAATCAGAAGTTCCTCCTCCTCCGCGCGAGGCTTCGCAGTCGGAGGCATGGCAGCGGCTTCGGGCCGCATGGAACGACGGCGCGAAGTCGCCGGATGCACGTAGACGGCCCTGGAAGCCCGCAGAAGCCCCGGAAGGGGCCGAGGCGGTCATGGAGGCGGCTGGCTGGCTAGAGGCCGCTATCGAAGCCATACCGCGTCTGGCGTGGTGCCGGTATTTCGATAGCCCGGTGACGCTAATACAGTTCACCCGTCCAGGGTTCGTCCAGAAGGTGCTGGGCGGCCAGTACGACGCCGGACGGACGCCGAAGGGTGCTGGCAAGTGGGAGGGCGACAAGCCGGCGCCGCTAGAGGGGTGGAGCGACGATGATCGGAAGCGGCTTGAGCAGTCGCGCAGGCGTCAGGCGACAGGAGGCGCAGCGTGACTAAAGACACCGAGGAGCCGTCCGCTGCATCCGCTGGTTCTCAACCTTTGGAGGCGACAATGGCTGACGGCAAGGGATGCAAGTGTGCGGCACGCTCGGAATCCGAGTGCGGCTGCGATGCCGACTGGACGCCGCAAGAGGTCTACGATTTGCGGACGGAGAATAAACAACTGAAAGAGGCCATCCGTCGCCTCGCTGATCAGGATGCCACGCTGTCGGTGCAGGGCGGGAACGTGATTGTCGAAATGGACTCCACACTGACACTCGCGGAACGAACAGTGCTGGAGGTGTGCGCCAATCACTGGCTTACCGCCCCAGCGCACGGTGTTTTGTGCGGACTGTTGAAACGAATGCGTTGAGAACCAGTGTTTCCACGGCCCCGGATAACACGTTGCATCGCTCGCGGCATCCGCAACGTCCAGGCGGTTTCGCTGGTTATCGGCGGGATAACGCAAAAGCTACATCACGCGGCCTACTGGAACTAAAAAATGAGCGCTTGGCTGATCGCATTTACCGGACTGATCTACGCATGGGTCGCTGCCGAGCAGTTTTGGCGAGAAAACCCGGCCATGGGAATCGCCTACATGGGATACGCATTTGCAAACATCGGCCTTTTTATGCTGGCGAAATGACTCGTTGGTGGTTCCGAAAAACCCAAGAAGCGAGGTTGCTATGAGGTATCTGATCGCGACGGTCTTGATTTGCATGGCTTCTGTCGGTCTGGCGAAAGACACCGGCTCGAGCGCGCAGGACGACGCGGAAGTGATGGCCCGAACCGGCGTGCTGCGGCATCTCGGCCGCAACGGCGGCCGACGCGAAGGGGTAGGTATGGCATCGACGCCAGAGGTGGCGTTGCGCCGGTGTTGCTACTACGGCCGATACCGGATTTTCGACCAGGGCGTCGCATGGTCGCCGGCCCGTCGCATGTGGTTCGCCTGCATCCGCTACGAGTGAGGTCGCCCGTGAGCATCGCCACAAGAATTGCATCCGCCAAAAGCGAAGGCACGTCGGACGAGCAGCGGGCCGTGCTCGACGCCGTGCGTCACTTTCGGAAGCTGCATCCGCACTACGGCCCAAGTTTCCGCGAGCTGGCCCGGCACCTGGGCGTCGGCCTCACGGACGTATGGCAAAAGCTGACGCGGCTGCGCCGGGACGGCCTCGTGGCTTGGGACGATGGCGTGTCGCGGTCGATCCATGTCATCGAGGAGCAAAAGGCATGAAGGCAATCGTTGGGATCGACCCGGGCGTGAGCGGGGCCGTGGCGGTCGTGTCCGGTCGTGAGGTCGTCTGCCATGACATGCCAACCATCGAGATCCGTGGCAAGCGGCACGTTTGCCCGGTTGGGCTGCGGCAGATCCTTTGGCTGATATTGGACAACGTTGATGCCGTGGTGCTCGAGCACGTTCAAGGGGTGCAGGGCACCGGGGCAACGTCTGCCTTTTCCTTTGGCCGGTCGTTCGGCCTGGTCGAGGGAGTCGTCGCCGGCTTGTCGCTGCCGTTGGTGCTCGTGAGGCCGCAGGTCTGGACGAAAGATTTGTCGGTCTCGCGGGACAAGGGTGCCCATCGGCAAGCAGCGATCAACCTGTGGCCCGGTCACGCATCTTTGTTTGCCCGGGTGAAGGACGACGGGCGTGCGGACGCGGCACTGTTGTGCCACTGGTATTCACGGAAGGTCGCGGCTGCTTGACGCGGTGGGTACGATTTGGCCGGAAAGGATTTTGTTATGGGACGCATGAAGGAATTGCTCGAGGTTGTGTACGCAGGCGGCGACGAGGCTGTTGATGCAGCCGAGCGGCTGGCCGGCATGAACAAGTGGGTGGCCTGCACCGAGCGGGTGCCGGAGATCGTCACCGACTCGTTGAGCGAGGTCGTGTTGGCCTGGCGGGCCGGAGAGGAATGGCCCCAGCCGGCGTTCGTGCAGCTCGAGGCCGGCAAGCGAGTCTGGAAGTGGAAGCTGCCAAAGGCACCAACGCATTGGATGCCTATGCCGGAAACGCCAAACGTCGGTTAGCGTGTTGGCGAGTCGTGGCGGTTGGCATCAAGGATTTCTGGCCGGTCGGAAAAGAAAGTTTTTTGGGTCGTGTGGAGTTCGCAGGCGGGGGGCGCCGCGAATGGGGGGGTCGAAGGACCCGCTATGCACAAGCGTATACGGAACCCCCCATCGGCGGTATTTCGATAGCTGG